CTGCCCAAAAAAGTCCGTGTGTGTGACCGTCGCGTACTTCTGCCTGGCTTAGGTCGCGGTCGCTCATAGGGTAGCTTTCCACCGCGCCGTCATCAAATACGACCAGGTAGGTTCCAGGCTTTCGCGGCATCTCGTTACGCTTGATTGGACGCCACTCTATGGTGATTGTTTGCAACATACGCGACCTCAAGGCCGAGGATAGCAAACACAATGCGCCCATGCTATTCGTCCAAATGCCAGACGATTTCCAATATTTCGTCGTGGCTATACATGGAGTCAAACACGATGGCCGGGTCCAATGAATCCAGTGGGATTATTGAAAGGTCACGCATAATGGCCACGCTAGTTCGTAAACCATGCGCCATACGGCCGGCAAGATTTACCGCAACAAGCGGCTCCGAAACTTGGTGGTCAGTGAACATCGACATCTTCGTCCTCATCTACAAACTGCATCAAGACATGAGGGTTTTTGTCCCAAAACTCACGCTGCTTTTCCCTATGCACAAAAAGTCGCTCTACAGCCATAAGTTTCTGCTGTGCTTGTAGTGCGTCCGACATCATATCTTCGAGGATTTCTTTTTCGACCGGCTCAATTGCTTTAGCCATTTCGCTTGCAAGGCCGCGAAGCAAAAAGCTAACTTCCCAAAGCGCTGACCGGTTGGCTTTTTCCGGCGCTTTTTTGCGCTCCTCGTACTCTTTAACCATTGCCTCAACGCTTTCCGCTGTCATTGCATACCTCCGCGCCTATGTTTTTGTAGTCGGGCCAGTGACCGCCGTTGACCTGTTCGCAGTAAAACTGCTCCTCAGCTAGTTCGTCTTGGTAGTCCATGTCGCCGACCATACCAATCAGCAAAACAACGACGAAGATTGCGCCGCCGTATGCCAGTTTTTCATTTAGTGCTAGTTTCATAATGCCCTTCCATTATTGCTTTTCCTATTGCTTCGGGTATTTGCGGAACCACTGCATTCCCTAACGCTTTAAGTCGGTGTGATCTTTGGGGAATCCCATGAGCCACTCGACCCACGTCGGGTTCAACTGCCCACATGCTTCGCTGGTCCTCACGGCTTCGTCTAAATTCCGCTTGTAAGTCGGACTGCCATAATATCGATTCAGTGGTGCACCGCGGCAACGGCTGGCTGCTGGCGTTGGCCACATTTTTACTTGGTCGGACAGTCGTATCTGTATGGCGTGGCCGCTTTCCCTGTAGCGCTTGCCTTCTAGAAACGCTTTCGGCGATCCGCCGTTGCTCGAGTCCGGCGTCCTCCAATAGAACGTCCGCTTGTTCACTTGCACTCTTAAGCTTTCCCGGGTTGCCGCATGGTCTGTCGTCATTTCCCATTCCGTCGGCGCTCCATGCTTCCCCTCTTGTGCCAGTGGGGTAGGCCAAAATCCACACCCGATCTCGGTGATGGTGCGCGCCAAGCTCGGAAGCTGGTATACAGTGCCACTCCGCATCATACCCGAGCGCGGAAATGTCCCCGAGAACTCGCTGAAACCAAGCTCCCCGTTCTCCATTAAGCAAGTTTGTGACGTTTTCAAAGATCGCGTACCTGGGGCGAAGCTCCCCAATAAGACGGGCGCACTCGGACCATAGCCCACTACGTTCACCTTCGATCCCTGCCTGTTTACCGGCGGCGCTGAGGTCTTGGCATGGGAATCCGCCAGTGATGACATCGACTGCGATTCCGTCGGAAATAAGTCGATTTGCTGTGATTTGTCGGACGTCGTCATATAAAGGGACTCCTGGCCATGCTTTACGCAACACTTTCTGACAGTACGGGTCTATTTCGCAAAATGCGACCGTCTGAAAACCGGCGCGCTCCAGCCCGAGGGTGAAGCCGCCGATCCCTGCGAACAAATCCAAAACCCTCATGACATTCTAATAAATGCCCACGCTGGATTTGGAAAACCGATGCCGACCTCATCGAATCCGTAAAGCAGGCAACCGTTGAGCGGGTTGTCGCCTCTGTTGTACTCGACCAGCATATAGCCGGATGGAATGCGTCCTTCGTACTTGTCGATGTCGATCTCGATGGTTTCCGCGTTGTTGCGCGAAAGCGCCGCCACTTGCTGTTCGTTGATTGCTAACACGTCCGCCTCCTTATGCTACTTCGGCAACTTCGCTGGCCAATTTAAGGCCGGCGTCGATGCTGTCGTTAAGAATCCAAAGCGGCTCGTAGCTTGCGATACAAACGGGAATCATAAACTCCGAACAGTCTACATAGTGCGCGCTGATGTCTTCCCAGCAATTCTGCGCGTCTTCGCGACATTGGAAGCTAAAACGTGCCTCGTTGCCGTCGAAGTCTCGCATAATCACTTCGGAGCCTTCGCGCGTTAAAGATGATAAATCGTCAAAATCAAACATTGGTTGGTCCCTTCATTTCCTAACCGTTGAAGCCATATTATTATCGGACCAAATAAAAGTAAAGCCTAAATCGTCAATTATTTGATCTTTTTTGTCATTTATTTAGTTGTAGGACGTAAAGGTAAACGACGGGTCTTGCTCGTGCGCGCGTACCTGGACGCGGTAATGTTTGGCAATCTCGGCGCGTATCTGTTTGGTTGTCTTAAAAATGGCATGGCTTTTCTCACGCAAGATTTCCATGTGCGTTTCGCCGTACAAAGACTCTAACCAAGCGACGAAGTGACACGGCGACTCAGTGAACATCCGGTGATGGTGGTGACAAAGCGTGACCGCGTTATCAAGACTCCAGCGCACCGCCTTATTTCTGCGGCCGTAAATGTGCGCGCACTCATTGGTCTCTGTTAGGCCGCAATACAGGCAGCCTCCGTCCCTGGCCCTGACTGCCTTGCTAAACCAAACGTCCGCCGCGTCTCGCTTAATACTCACCGCCTCTCCTTTGTATCTGCATATACTCAGAGTTTTGAGGGTGGCTTAGTTCGACGCCCATGTCTATCGCCCAGGCTTGGACTTGGTTCATGAAGTCATACATGTCACCCACACTCAGCGCGTTTGTCTCGCGTAGCTTCTCGAGGACGCGGTCGCCAATCCGCTTCTCTTCTGTCCCAAGGTATTTAAGCTTGAGTCCGTCTTTCACCATTTCTTCGCTTGTTTCTCTGCCGCGGTCGGTAAACGACGTCGCAATCTCTCGACACCATTTATGGAAAAGATCGTTCTGAGATAGGCTGCGCTTCGGGCTGTAAACTTGCACCTTCCACGCTACAGGCTTTGACCAATCCCAGTCGTTTTCTAAAAATTGCTCAAACGCCTGGAGCCTTTGCTTGATCTGCTGGCGGTCGCGTAGCATCCAAAAATCACCCGACATATTGGTAATCCCCAGGTCGTAGCTCTGCAAGATTAGTCGCCGACGCATCGTTAGACACTTGGTGACGCAAACGGAAAAAGCCGTCGTGCTGTGGATACATACGCATATAACGACGCGAATAGAACGCCACGAAGTTGTTGTTAATCTTAAACGTCGTGGTGCCGTCGCCGCCTGCATCTTTCTCCCAGCGGATACGCTCAAAAACACTTTGCGCGCTGTAATTCTTGTACCCTTTGTCGATCATCTGTTGCGTGTACTGCACAAACAAGTCCCATACCTCGGGGTGAGCCTGGTGAAATTTCTGGCACTGTTCACGCATTTCTTCGTTTCTAGTCTCGCTCATTCGGTCACCCTCACTCCGTCTAATGTTACGTACTGGCCGTACTTGTCCAAGCATGACTGCCGGAACCGTTCGTTGTTCATAAAATCGTGGGTTAGGTCGTCCAGTTGCGTCCACTGCTTCAGCGGCTTGCGACCGGTTTCTTGCTGTTCTTTTTGTGCAAATGGACTGCCGCCGCTTTGGTTGGCGCGTGAGAGCCAGGAATTTGCAAAGCGTGGCATGCCTTTCATTGTTTTGCGCCGCGGTTCGTTATTTTGAAGCCACGCCGCCATTTGATTTAACTCGGCAAACACGTCGACGTTTTGGTATGCGTGTTGCCACTGCAAAACCTGTTCGTCTGTTGGTTGCCAATCTTCGCCGCCTTTAGTGATCATCCCTTCTCCTTTCTCCAGGCATAGCAACTCTAATGAGGACGGTGGGTTGCCCTGTTATAGTTTTCAGCCTTTCCCTCAGTCTCACAGTATCAACGCAGAAATTAAACGACTCTGCCATCATCGCGCCCTTACTACTTGGCAACACTTACCGCTGTTCGTCCCCGTCCTCAAAGGTCGTGAGTCTGATTCGGTCTTTTTTGCGCGGCTGCAACCTGTCGACAGCGCGGTTTGACTAGGCGCGACTAGGCACGAGGGAATGAAGGGAAGGATAGTGCAACCGGCTGAAAGGCTGTATACTTGCTTCATTCTGTTTGTGTGCGCTTTCAGAATACCGCGGCGCATCCCTTCGCGCAACGGGAAAAGAGCCGGGTTTGTCCCCGGCTTTTTTTTACTCTTCTTTTGGCTCATCGGCACAACGCCAGCAAACGTCGTCGTCGTAACGCTCGTCGTATTGCACGCTGTCCTCTTGCCAATACCGCTGGTGACAGACAGGGCAGTCAAACGGGTAAGGCATCATGACTGACTCCCCAGGCTTGCAAACTCATCCAAGGACAACCCGAAAAAGTCGGCAAGCTCGACGGCACGGCTAACTTTACAGTCTGCCGCCGTTCTCCATCTTGCTACCTGCTCCTCACCGACGCCGAACTCCTTGGCCAGCGCGCGGTTTGTCACCTTTCGGTCGGCTTGTGCAACGCGTAGGCTGCGCCCAAAATCAAAACGGGATGTCATCTTCTGGAAACTCCTCTGCCTGTTGTTGTTGTGGCTTAGGTGCTGGTGCCGCCGCGGGTTTGCTGTCAAGCATCTGCAACTCATAAGCGCGGATCTCTTTAGTCTCTCGCGGGTTGCCTGACTTGTCCTCCCACTTGCGAGTCTCAATTTCGCCTTCAAGGTAGACCTTTGCGCCTTTGTGCAAATACTGGCTCGCAATCTCTGCCAGCTTGTTAAAGACGACAATGTTGTGCCACTCGGTTTTTTCTTTCTGCTCCCCAGTGCGCTTGTCCTTCCATGACTTACTAGTGGCTACGCTAAAATTAACAACCGACGCACCGCTTGGCAGTGCGCGCACTTCAGGATCGTTGCCCAGGTTGCCGACAATGATTACCTTGTTAATGCCTCTCATAATATGGTCCCCAATATAGACGGCGCTTTGATAGCGTCGCGTTCTTCAGTTTCAAAAATGCCGCCTTTGGTCGGCGCTAAATACAAAGCCTGTCTGATACCGTGCTTGTCTTTATAGTCGTCATACACTGCGTGAAAGCGCTCGCGATCTCGGTTAGCTACCGCGGCCTTGATCTCGGTTATCCAGTCCCAGTGTTCACGAACGAGCGCGTTGTACTCGATCCACTCGTCGTTCTTCTGGTTGTTGATCGCGTCGGCGACTTCGTTTGCGCTCGCTATTTCCGTACCGACATATTTAAAGAACGCCAGAGCGCGCCCTACGGCGCTTGTCTCGCAATTTTCGAGGGCGCTGGTCTTGTTGATCGTGGTCGACCCTCTTCTCTCTTCAGCCGTCCCTGTGGCGATCTCACGGCCGTCCTCGTTTCGTATCGTCGCTTTGATAATTACGAAGTCGTCGTCGGCTTTCAAAATCTCCGTGCTTATAGTCCAGTCCGGATGGTCTTCGCGAAACTTCTTAACGCGTAGCGGTACCGTCTGGTACTCCTTGCCATGTATTGGCACGATTCCTGTATCGGTCATCCCATATCCTCCCCGACGTCACTTGGTTGCGTTTGGTTCTCGTACTCATAGCAGTTGCTGTAGCCTGTGTAGTACGGATCCGTCTGATAAGTGCGAGCCGGTATGCCTTCTTCGCAATCGGTCCATCCTTTTATAAACGCCACCTCGCAAAGCTCAATGTAATCAGCCAAGCGTCGATCCATCTCTATTTCTTGTGGGTGTTTAGGCCGGTCAACAATCCAAAATAACGAGTTCAGCTTTTCTTGGCTTATGATTTTGTCTGTCATAGCATCTCTCCCATGTCGCGCGCTTCTTTGTACACCGCAATGTCGTCGCGGTAGCTCATTTCTACCACGTACTTGGCCTCCTCTTCTGGCAGGTACTTTTCTAAAAACCAGCGACACGCGTTCCAGTGAAGGTCGCGAGTCTGATAAAGCCAAGCGTTTGGCGTGCCATTATCGACGAACATATTCATAAGCCACTCCGCAATATCGCGACGGCTGGATTGCTCGTTTACTTTGGCGAACATTTCGAAAATGCCGGTCGATACGATCTCGTCGTAATCGTTTAAGAACGCCCAGGCGATAAGCTCGCCGCGCGTCTCTCCAACTATGACGTCTATGTCGTCCTGCCAGCCTGGAAACCTTGTGCAAAGGTCGTGAATATCAATGTGCATGTGTTTTCTCCCTTCAATGTTCCACATGGAACACTTAGGAGTTTACACCATACAGCGCAAAAGTGTAGCGTTTTAGGTAGGTTGTTTAGGGGTATTCGCCTAAGCGGATCATGTGAACAACTTCGATGGCTCTGTTGCCGACTTGCTTTGCCCATCGGCTATCCAAAAATTCGGCCGCAGCCCGGTGATACTCGCCGCGCTCCATTGCATCCAGCGCAAGCTTAAACTGCATCAAACGACTCAGCCCCAAGTTAAAGCATAGATTGACCATAGCGTCCTGACGTACACCGTCCAAGCTATTAAACCAATCTAACGCATAGGCTAATTCGCGCACGCATCTATCAATGTCGTTTTGCAGAAGGTAGCTGATTTCGTCATCCGAAAGACCGAGTGATCCCTCCTCTATGCACCTACCCACGCCAATTGTTGCCAGGCCAGAGGTGCATCGGTAAAAGTGAGTCCGGACGCCCTCGTGTTTTTTTAGTTGTTCAATTAATTCGCTCATTTCCCCCCCGATTTACTCGCACCGAAGTAAAAACTTACCACAGAAGACACGATGCCCCCGAGATAGCCAAGCACCAGGTTAACGACATTGAGGTCATTGTCATCAGCAGGCTGGAGAGTAACGAGCAAAACATAGCCACCAAAAAGCAAAATAGACAAAAGTGCAATCGCTCTTGCTGTCCAATCTTCTGAGAATGCTTCTCTTGCATGTTGGGTGTCCTTCGTCTCTAACGCGAAAACATCCAAATCTATTTCGGCCATTCTGACCTCAAAGTCAAGTTCAGCCTTTTTGATCTCTGTCAGTTGTTCTGGGGTGGCTTGCTGTAAAGCTTTCTCAATTTTTTGTGGCGTAGGGTCGCAGCCAAGCACATCGGCAAGCATAGTTGCAGCAGCGCCGCCGACTGGACCGCCCAATGCCGCTCCCAGCGTTGGTGCTAAGTCACCGATCAAGCCTTTGATGTTTTCGAATTTCATGTCAAATACTCCATGCCTTTAAGCACTGTGACTATGCCGATGCTGTTAGCCCATATCATACGCTCGAGCCTAGTGAAGCGTTGTCCGCCGTCGTCCAGCCGCTTTTCGATGCGCTTTAAATTGTCGTTTATAGCGCCGCGCAAAATCTCGCATTCTGCCTGGTGTATCTCAATTTGTTTCAATGCTTTTTCTGCTGTGTCCATTAGTTACCACCAAGCGGGTTTGTAGAATCAAGCGCTATCCAAAGATCATTCATATCTCGCTCGTAGCGTTTGAGTCGTTCGTCAAAAGTCTGCAGTGCGTCGAGTTTACCATTAACACGTAGCTCGGTTTCCGACGACGTTTTTTCCACTGAAGCGATGCGGTCGCGTATATCTAAAAGCTCCTGCTGCGCGTCCATTATTTGCATCAAATTAGCGCCTAGCTCTGCCAGCTTGCCTTGTAGGTTTTCCACGTCAGCCGCTGTCATTGCTTGCTCCATGTTAGACAACTTAACGTCCATAGCTTGCAGCCGTGTGGCGTTCATTTCACGCAAGTCGTCAAAACGCGACGCCAGACCTTCTGCTTGTGCTGTCGCTGCTACTACTGCCTCGGATTGCTCATTAAGCTGGGCAAAAAACTGGGACGCTGCCCAAATTCCGCCCCCGATTGTTGAGCCGAAACTAATAACAATAGCGATCCAGACGCCCTTGATTGACGTCCCGCCGACATTTACCTCCAGGTCTTCAAGGGCCATAGGTGACTCCTGCATCTGCTAAACATTGCTCTCGTTCTTCTGGGTTATAGCCAAACCAACAACCGCCTTCCGGTGACGTGATAAAAAACGTCTCAGTTTCGCCGCGACTTAAGACATCCTCCGCGCTGACAAAATAGTTGCCAACTTGTAGTCCCTGGATAGTTGCGCCTCCGTCAAACGACACCCAAACCGCTTGCGTTTCAACGTCAAAGAAAATCGACGCTGCTTCCTCATAAGTGACGCGCACGTCGTATGCCATGTCGTTTGCTTGTTCTAACAGTGACTCATCATTTGCCACTGCCATAAACGCCGCTGCGGTCTGTATAGCCGACTCAGTGTTTGACAGCGCTTCGTTGTACGCGCTTATGTCTTGGTCGGTGAGCGTCACATTGTTTGCAGCGATAAACTCCTGGAGCGCCATAGCTTCGCGCTCATCGGGCGCTGTTTGTGCTTGCTCTGCTCGCTCGTTGACCTCTGCGACCATAATCACCTGCTGGCTCGCTTCCACGTATGCGTCGATCATTTGCGACACTACGTCCATTGCCTGGTCTGCTTGATCTTGGAAATATTCGTCTGCGTTAGGATCGTATGTGTAAGTTGCCGCCTGTACTGCTGCGACCGCAGCGTTGTATGCGTTTTGTTGCTCTGTAGTTATGTGTCCGTTTTCTGCCATTGACGGAGCGATGTTTCCGTCCCAGGCATAAGCGCCGCTGCCTGCTATTGTTTTGATGCCGTAGGCAAACGTGTCCCGGATACTTTGCGACGTGTTTACTAAGTCGTCAATCTCGCTCGCGTTTAGTTGAGCGGAAACGATCACTAAGGCTGCCAGACTCTTGTACTTCATTGTCGTTTCCCCCAGCCAATAACTGGTCGTAAAACTCTTTGTCGTCTAAATAATCAGGAATCCATAGCTCAGGGTTACTCTTTACCTCTAGAAGCGCATTTTTGCCTACGAGGAGCCTGCCTGAGCGTATTATAGGACAGGGAGTCGCCGACATAAACATGGCGCGCCAGACTTGCGCGTTCTGACACATAAGACTAACGCTAGCAACTTTCATGCCCATGTTGCTCAGGGTTATGCTGTTAAGACGCCGATTGCATTCTGGATCTTGCATGTACTTACCGGACGAAACGCCAAAGCCAACCAGTTGCAAACCGCCGGAAACAGACTGCAAACATGATTGTTGACCGCTACTCATTAAACTGGGCGATATCGCCGTGGATGCAGGCATTTGCCTACCAGATCCAGCGCCGTTATACACTTTGCTTACATTCCCATTGTTACTGTTTTGCTGATTGAGATCGCCTTCAATTTGGTCACCGCCGTTGTCGCCTGGGATGTTATCTGGCCTGTCATCGCCGTCTGGCAATGTTGGCGGAGGATCTATTTCCGGTGCCGGGTCAATCTCCTGCCCGAAGGCAGGAAATATAAGGCTAGTTAAGAGTATCGACAGGCACGTCTTGGTAATCCTCATCGGATACTTCCTCTACTGGAGGCTGGTCTGCTTGCTCAGGTTGTTGTGACTTTGCCTGGATCAAAGCAATCTGCGCTTCCAGGTCGGCAATGCGAAGTGCTTGTTGTGCGTTTTGCCGTGCCAAAGATTCTAAACGCTGCGCCAGGACGAATTGCTCTTCAGTTACTTGTTGTTGCTCTGCCATGTTTGACCCTTTTTGTTGATGGTTTGACTATTGTGGTGTCATCTATCCAGGTTTTCAAGGGTCAAAAGGTATTCGCCCTATAACTGATCCGTCAGCGATGTCCTCGTCGATGCGATCCTCCATCAAATGCACGAGAGCGATGGTGGCCTCCATGTCATTGACGCCGTTTGTCTTAATCATCGGCACTCTAAACGGCACAGGATCAGCCTGGGTAATCGCCTCAGACTCCACGAATCCCTCTAGGTGCGTGGCGTCGTCGGCTGGCGTGTCATATACAAGTGTTCTCATGGCACAAACGTCACGTCGATATTGCCTGAACCGTCCCACTCAGTAGAGATATTACTTATCTCTGTCGTGTCTAAGCCGTTGGCTAAGCTCCACGTCCATCTTCGTCGGAATCCGCCAGCAAGCGTTGTAGTCGATGCCTCTGCCGATGTAAGCGTTGTTAGCGTCCCGTTGGCGGTGAATGAGATGTTAGTAAACTCACTAGCTCCAATAGCATTAGAGGTGCTGTAACTTAACTCAAACTCAAAAAACATACCCGACGACGCATTAGTACGCGCAAGGCGCGTAATGCCCAAGGCAGATAGCGTTGCGCCATTAACATTGGTCGGTGACACTGAGCCAGTGGGCGCACTGCTTTCAAAGCCGCGTGTGGTTGAAAACTGTTGCGACAAAGTTCCCTGCGTTACGGTAATCGTCTGCGTTGAGCTTGCGCCATACCATTCGCTAAATGACATGGTAGCGCCCGAAGCCTTGCCTATTAATGCTCTTATGTCAGTGTCATTAATGCTGGCTTGTGTGCCAGTGGTGCCACCCGCTTCAACGTGTATGTCGTTAAGCGAGATAGCACCCGATGTCTGTAACGGCATTAGTCAGTCCAGACAGCGCCACAGATGTCTTGTACAAGCTGATCTTCGCCAGTAACGTCTGTCGCTGTCGATGTTTCGTTGCCATCCTCGTCAGTGGTCACTGTGTAACGCTGTAGGTGCTTTACAACGGTGCTAGTGACAGGCAAAGCAGCGTCATTAGTATCGTCAAACGTATGCTCATACACGACCATTAAAGTGGCATCGCTGTCTGCGTCAGCCGCAGGGTATGCCTCAATGCGCTGAACTGCGCGTGTGTTAGTTATCGCCATTTTCAAGCTCCTCTATTCGCTTGGTTAGTGATTCAATCGTCTCTTGTTGAGAGCGTACTGATTCTATCAGTAACGAAA